GAAAAAGAATTACAAAAATTAGAGAACCTATTAAAACTGATGAATTTTGCTACTGGATTTGTAGCAGGTAAACAAGTTTTAAAATATTTAGCGCCTTATCAATGTTTTTTATTGGTTGGTGTTTTTTTATTTAGATACAAAAATAATCCTGCAAAGTTTAAACATAATGATATTACATTATTTATAAGCCGTAAAAATGCAAAGACAAATTTAGTTGCGCTTATATTTATATTATTAATGCTAACCGAACAAAACTATTCAGAGTTTTATAGTATATGTTTAACCAAAGAGTTAGCAGCAGAATTAAGAAAAGGTATGGTTCAGCTTTTAGAAGCTAGTCCTCTTATAAATAAATATTTTACTATAAGTAAATCTTTGATAGGTATAATTAAATGCAATTTAACACACAGTTATTTCCAACCTAGAACATCAGAAAGTGGCAAGAACAATTCTATAAGGCCGAGTGCATTTGTAAGTGATGAACATGGTAACTTTCAAAACGCAGATAACTTTAACGCAATGAAAGGCGGACAAAAGAATGTAATTAATCCTTTATTGTTCAGGACAACAACCGCTTATGCAATTAGTAACAGCATTATGGAAGAAGATATAAGCTACATTAAGAAAGTATTTGATGGAGTGGTGGAGGATTCGAGACAATTTGCACTTTTATATTATGCAGATGAAGCTAATCTATGGAACGATACAGGGATATATCAATCCAATCCATTAAGAATAGAAGAAAATTACAACATTATAAGAGATAACAGAAAGAAAGCATTGTTAAAACCTACTGAAAAGATTGAGTATATAACTAAAGATATGAATAATTTCTTGCAAAGCGAAACAGGTGAGTGTTATATCGAGTTTAAGGCATGGAAAAAATGCGAAGTAGATAATATAGATTTAAAAGGAAAAGAGGTCGTAGTATCCGTAGATGCTTCATTAAGCATTGACCTAACCGCAGTAGATATAACATACGAAGAAAATGGCGAGTATTTTTTAAAGGCACACGCATTTCTGCCTAGAAACACTTTACCAAACAGGAGAGAAAAAATAGATTATGAGCAAATGGAAATGCAAGGATATTGCACTATCACTCCTGGGGACATAGTAGATTACAACTTGCTTGAAGAATATATAAGAAACATTGAAGAAAAACATAATTGCAAAATAAAATGTATAGTAACTGATCCTTATAACATGCTACAGACTATGCAGAAGCTAGCGGCAGATTATGAAGTTATACTATTAAAACAATCTTATAGTGTGCTTAGTCCACCTATAAAACAGTTTAGAGATGATGTTTACTTAGGCATATACCACTATGAAAAGAACTCTTTGCTTGATTATTGTATGAGTAACACTACAACAATTATAGGTAGAGCAAGTGGGGATATACTTTTAAATAAAGTTAACAAAAATAAAAGCAGAATAGATTTAGTAATAGCGGCAGTATTCGGATATAGTCAATTATATTTACAACCTAGTATTAATGTAACAGAAATGACAGAAGCGTATTTGCAAAGTATGGGTTGGTAAAGAAAAGCGTTTGTAGTCAAAGGAGGTGAGAACAATAAGTATATTTAACACAATAAAAAAGTTTTTTAGTAATGAAACGGTAGCTATGGAAAATCCAGCATTGTTAGATTGGTTAGGTATAGACAAAGAAACATCAAAAGATAAATTAGCAGATGCAACATACTTTGCTTGTCTTAAAAAGTTAAGCGAGGGTATAGGTAAACTACCTATTAAAATGTATCGTAGCACAGACGAAGGAATAATTAAGAGTGATAAAGGTGAAATGTACAATGTATTAAAGTTAAGACCTAATTCTTATATGACCGCAGCTACATTTTGGAGTACAGTTGAAATGAATAGAAATCATTATGGAAATGCTTATGTATGGTGTAGATACCAAGGCGCAAAATTACAGGATTTATGGATTATGCCAAGCAAAGATGTAAATATAGTTGTAGATAGTGGCGGTATTTTAGGCACTAAGGGCAAGATATGGTACAAATATCAAGATGCAACCAGTGGAAAATTGTATACTTTTAATAGTGGCGAGATAATGCACTTTAAGACCTCTATGACTTTTGATGGCATTGTAGGTAAAAGTGTAAGGGAGATACTAGCAACTACTCTCACAGGCTCACTAGAGAGTCAAAACTTTATGAATAACTTGTATAAAGAGGGATTAACCGCAAAAGCAGTATTGGAGTACACAGGAGACTTAGACCAAACCGCAAAGGCAAGGTTAGTCAAAGGATTATCGGACTTTGCAAATGGGCCACAAAATGCTGGTAAATTTATTCCAGTACCTTTAGGCATGAAAATAATTCCTTTAGATTTAAAATTAACTGATAGTCAATTCTTTGAATTAAAAAAATATACTGCTTTACAAATAGCCGCAGCCTTTGGAGTTATGCCAACACAACTTAATGACTATGAAAAAGCGAGTTATGCAAGTAGTGAAGCACAAAACCTAGCATTTTATGTTGATACATTGCTTTATAACCTCACGCAGTATGAACAAGAAATAACTTATAAGGTATTAGCACCAACATTAATAGAGAGTGGATATTACTTTAAATTTAATGTAAGCACAATATTAAGGGCAGACGTTAAAACACAGATGGAAAGCCTATCAACAGGCATAGACAAAGGTATATATAGTATAAATGAAGCTAGAGGGTTCTTGGATTTGCCAAACGTAGAGGGCGGCGACTTTAATGTAATCAATGGAACATATATAAAATTGAAAGATGTTGGAACACAGTATGCGCCTAAAGAATAGGGCGCTTTTATTTTACCATTAAAGGAGGTGAGGAATGTGAAAATTGAAATTAAAGGCTCAATAATTAACAGTGAAGATGCTTGGATTTATAAATATTTTGGAATTGATTGTGCTAGTCCTAAAGATGTAACCGAACAATTATCAAAAGCAAAGAAAAATGAAGAAATAGAAGTTGAAATTAATTCTGGTGGTGGTGACGTATTCGCAGGGAGTGAAATTTATACTACTTTAAAAAGTTATGAGGGCAATGTAATAACAAAGGTAGTTGGTTTAGCTGCAAGTGCTGCAAGTGTAATTGCTATGGCAGGAGACAAGGTATTAATATCACCTACAGGACAACTAATGATACATAATGCTAGTGGTATGTTTGGTGGAGATTATAGAGAAATGGATAAAGGTAGCGAGATTTTAAAGAGTGTTAATGCTACTATAGCAAACGCTTATGAGATTAAAACAAGTATGGAACACGAAGAACTACTCGCGCTCATGGATAATGAAACATGGTTAACACCTCAAAAAGCACTAGAAAATAAATTTGTAGATGAAATTATGTTTACAAATGGGACAAAGTTAGTTGCTAGTTTTAACAATGGGATGTTACCACAAGAGGTTATAAGCAAAATGAGAAATAAATTAAAAAATGAAGAAGCTGAAAAAGTTGAAAACAATAAAGAAATTGAAAAAATAAAAAACGAATTAGACTTAGAAAAAGCTAAGCTAAATTTGAGGAGGAGTTTATAAATGTTATTATCAATCCAAATGAAACAAGAACTTGAGGTACTAAGAAACAGTGCAAAAGAATTAATCCAAAACAAAGAAGCTAAAATTGAGGATATACAAGCAAGCAATGTAGCTATTGAGACTTTACAAGCTAAAATAGTAATGCAAGAAAAAATAGAGTCAGAGGAAAAAGAAGTAATTGAAAATGTAATAGCACCAGTAGTTAAAAGTGACTATGAAAAAGAGTTTATAAATGGACTAAGGAATAAATTTAAAAATGCTATGTCAGAGGGAACTCTTGGGGATGGTGGTTATACAGTACCACAGGACATAAAAACAACTATCAATGAATTGAGAAGCACTAAAGATGCTTTACAAAACCTTATCACAGTCGAGAAAGTAACAACTTTAAGCGGTAGCAGAGTATTTAAAGCTAGAGCGCAACAAACAGGATTCGCAATGGTGGCAGAAGATGGAACTATCACAGAAAAAGCTACACCAACTTTTACTAACTTAGCATATTCAGTTAAAAAATACGCTGGTTTCTTAAAGGTAACCAATGAACTGCTAAAAGATAGTGACCAAGCAATAAAAGCTACTCTAGGTAAGTGGATTGGTGATGAATCAAGAGTAACAAGGAATAAATTGATATTAGGAGTATTAGGACAAAAAGCTAAAACTGCAATAGCAGATGCTGATGCAATCAAAGCTATATTAAATATAACTTTAGACCCAGCATTTAGATATACTGCTTCGATCGTAACTAATCAAGATAGTTTTAATTGGTTAGATAATCTTAAAGATTTACAAGGCAATTATCTATTACAACCTAGCGTAGTTGCTCCTACAGGCAAACAATTATTTGGTGTACCAGTTGTAATGGTGTCTAACGCAGATTTACCTACAGTGGCTACAAAAGCACCAATAATCATAGGAGATTTAAAAGAAGCAGTAGTAATGTTTGATAGAGAAGAATTAGGAGTTGTTGCAAGTGACGTTGCTGGTGATGCTTTCCTTACCGACGTAACATTATTTAGAGCAATAGAAAGAGAAGAAGTTAAAACAAGAGATGCGGAAGCATTTGTATATGGAGAAGTTACAATAGGAGTATAATAAAAGGGGTAGAAATACCCTCTTCTCTCTTTGGGAGGTGAAATTTTGAAAGTAAAAACTAAAATAAATTGTATTGGAATAGGATATGACTTGAAAATAGGTGAAGAAACAGAACTAAAAAAAGAAATAGCGGAATTGCTTATAAGATTTAAATATGTTGAAGAAGTAAAAGCGTCTAAAAAGGCGGTGAAATAGTGATAATCGAGTTAGAAGAACTAAAAACATATGCAAGAGTAGATTATGATGATGACATTTCATTGTTATCTATGTTAATAACGGTTGCTGAAGATAGCTTGAAAAATGCTACAGGAATAGTATTTGATAGTAGTAATAGCCTAGCAAAGCTTTATTGCTTAGTAATTGCCAAAGATTTATATGATAACAGGGAATTAAACGCAGAAAAAGTAAGCGAGAAAGTAAGATTTACAATTCAAAGTATACTAATGCAACTAAGATATAGTTATCCTCCAGAAGTGGTGGTGAGTTAATGGCTGATTTTAAAATTAATATCGGTGATTTAAACAAAAGAATAACTTTACAGGAGTTTACGAGTGGAACCAATGAAAATGGATTTCCAATCGAGGAATGGGTAGATTATAAGACGGTTTGGGCATCTATTAATAACTTATTTGGTAAAGAATTTTACGCAGCGAAAGCGGTACAATCTGAAAATACAGTAGAATTTTTAATAAGATATTCTAGTGATACTAAAGTTTTACTTGAAGAAAATGCCACTAAAGAATACCGCATATTTTGGAATTCTAAAGCTTTTAATATTACGTTCCCAGATAATATAAAATATCAGAATAAATGGATCAAGATTAAAACCGAGGTGAGTTAAGTGGCGGAAATGGAAGTACAAGGTATGCAACAATTAATGGATAAAATACAAGAGCTCGGTAAACAAGGTAAAAAAATAGAAAATAAAGCTTTACTGAAAGCAGCGGAACCAATCCTTGCGGATGCGATTTCCAATGCACCTGAAAGAACTGGGAGAGGTAAAGCAGGATTAAAAATAAGCAGACCAAAGAAAAAAGGTGACAGTAAAATTGTTTTAATTGGCATTGAAAAAGGTGATATGTCTGAAATATTTTATATGAAATTCCATGAGTTTGGAACATCAAGGATGCCAGCAAAACCATATCTAGGTCCTGCATATGAACGCAATAAATCAAAAGCAATAGATATCATTAAGACAGAAGTAAGACGAGGTTTAGGGCTATGAATAAATTGATTATTGATACACTAAAAACTTTAGGTTATCCAATTGGATTTCAAACTTATTTAGGAACAGAAACAACCTATATAACATTTTTTAATATGTTGGAGGGTTTGGGAAACTTTGAGGATGATGAAGCAAGCACAGAGGACTACTACATACAAGTAGATGTGTGGTCTAAAGGTGATTATACA